CGCGAACCAAAACGAAAAGGAAGTCACCATCCCGGAGCATACTCATCATTGCGACCTGCATAAGGGTTGAGCCGGTATGCCTTGTAGAGATATCGCACTTGTCCCACCACTCTGCCCAATATGCCTCAACCTCTGTATTGACTTCGGGGTTTTCTGTTCGGGCTTGGTAGGAAATATTTGCGGCCGTATGGCTGGCGAACTTCATAAGGATGGAGCGAACAAGGCCAACATTCTCTGCCAAGTCCCTCGCCCTTTTCATCAACTCTACTCGGTCGTAATTAGAGCGATAATCTTCCGCACCAGAAAGCGAGCTCGGCCCTTTGCGCTCCCTTGTATATTTGACCGCATCGTAAGAGAAGTTTACGAGCTTCTGCCGTGCAATCATCCGATTAACTGCCCCTTGCGGGTTCAGAAAGGCAACCGCTTTATCGATTAAGTTTAGCTGGGCTTTTTTCACGAGAAGTTGGCGTAGGTCGTGCGGATACGAGTTCCGTTAGCTGACTCAATGGCTAGGGTTAGTTCCGCAATCGTATCTCTCACCTCGCCGAGATTCGCTCTTGAAAACGAACGACCAGCTATCGAATAGCTTGAACCCGCCACCGCTATCGCCTCCAAACAAGTAACATACTTATCACGAAGAGAAGTTAGGGTAGCAAGGGGTAGCCCAATGAAATCACCCTTCGCCATTCTCAACCTCCTCTGTCAAACTTGCGGGTGAAACTTTAAGCCGTCCGTGGAGTGCCGCACCCACGATGTTCATGCATTCGCAGTCCATTAAATGATTATGCTTTCCGATTTGCTTCCAGACAAGTCTTTCCCTGCCAGTCATGGGATTTTTCACCCTTACCTTCACCTCTGCTTCGATATGAACCTTCCAAACATCGGGCGTATCTAGGGCGATAAATCCTTCCTCTTTCAATAGTTGGGAGAGGATGTCTTTGATGGATGGGTTAGACCAACGCCAAATTGGGCAGAGCTTCCACTTCCATCCCGCCTTTGATTGAACTGCCTTACCAGAAAAGGGGTCGCCATTTGCGATTCGGGCGTATGGCCTTTGAACCTTCTGCTCGTTCACGATCTCGGAGAAGCTGGTCTTGTCCGAACCGACCAACGCAACCCAGCCGTTCTTGCAACAATTCAAATATACATCTCTGGTTTGATCGCCCGAGTCAATTAGCACGCATTTATCCTCAACGTTAAACTCATCTTGTTTTGCCTTTATGTCGCCCCAAGTTTCTAGCCTACCCGCCCACACGAGCCTTGGTTTGCCATCTAAATCCCAAGCCCTAACTACACACCAAGCGTGGAAGCCCCCCGCCTCTTGGATGTCACAACTCATAATCAGCTTATCCCCCATACGAACCTCGCCCATCTTGTAAGCACCGGGAACGATCTGCATCTTTTCTGATTCGTGTTCCATCCAAGGCTCGGCTAGGACTCGGTTCACAAAATCTTGTAGGCCGATAATCCCGCTGTGTTTATCTTGCAGGAACTTGACCGCCAAGCTCCCAAAGCTAACCCACGGAGCGTATAGGCCGTTGAGGTGATACGAGCGTCTGGCTGGTTCGCCCTTTGGATTGGTTGCCCTCCACTCCCCCTCTCGGAGCATCTTGGTTTTTTGGCCGTCTTGAATCTTGCCCTTGCATCCCTCGCATTCGTAGTAGGTCGAGGATTTTATTAGGGCGTAATCATAAACGCCATCTTCTATCTTGGCCGCCTCATCCCACTTCACTTGCCCCCAGATTAGTTTTTGTTTTAATCCACAATGGGGGCAAGGCACAAAATAAAAGCGCATATCCCCCTTCTGCCATTCAGCCCAGATTATTGAGTCGGCAGTTGTCGGGGTGCTGGTTGCTATGATTAAATGATTAGGGTAAGTGCTGACTCGTGCTTCCGCTAACTGCACCGGATTTGCCTCTCTCCCCGCCCCCGCTTGCTCTGGGAACTTATCGACCTCATCCATACAGAGCAACGCAATCGAGCGACTGGAAAGAGCCGAGGCACTTGTTCCCGCCCACCACACCGAGCATCGCTTAAAATGTTGCTCTAGGATTTTGATCTTGTCGGTGTTGTCGGGCTTTTCTTTTGCTAGGGCTGGGCAATCGTCCACCATCGGAAGCCATCGGGTTTCTGTAAATGATCGAGCTAGATGTTCCGAGGGCATCACCCACAAGACCGGACAAGGGCGTTCGGCGATTCGGTAAGCTAGGCCAGCGAGAATCGTTGTCGTCTTTGAGGTCTGCGCCCCCCATACCAACACCACCCTCCGAATCGAATCATCACCAAAAGCCTCTAGGGGTTCACGGACATAAGGCGTAAGAGTTGTTGAATATGCTCCGGGTATGTTCGTTACCCTCGCCGAGAGCGTGAGGTTTTTCTCTGCCCATTCTGGGATTGATAGTTGTTCTCTTGGCTCAAAGAAACTACGGCTGAACGCCCCGATGTTCATCTCTTAACCATATAATCTTTTGCATACGCCCACGCTGGGTTCATGTGAATCTTATGATGGCACTCAAAGCAAACCGCCAAGAAAAACTCTACCTCGTTTAGTCTATCCCCGAACCTACCTCGCCTATGGTGAACTTGGCTCGCCATCTTGCTCTGGCAGACTTGGCAGACTGGTGTGTTGCCCAAAAACTTCTCTCGCACATCAGAATAAACCTCATTCTGCTTTCGTCTCTTGGCAGACACTCGGCGTAGTTTGCCCCCTCGCTTGAGTGGGGTTTTGCGTTTGAGAGGCGAGCGTTTCATTTTGTTTCCCGAACACCAATGGCATAGATAATAAGAAAAGCGGCATCAAACCAATCCAGCTTATGACTTCCTCTGGCAGTTGATAAAATAGTCCATATAAAAAGAATTATTATCAATGGCTCTACCAATTTGAAGATATGGTCGACTGGTGTTTTCATTCGTCAAAGAGGGGCAGAATCAATCCCAGCAAACCAAGGGTGGCTATGATGACAAGGAAGCATTCGTTCACTTTTTAATCCACTTCCCAATACACTCAAATAAAGTGGTGAGTAGATAGGCGAGAATAATACAAGCCCAGAACGCCACATTGATTAGCACGATTCCAAGCACTATCCCGACCCCTATTTTTAATCCTAGTATCACTTAAACGCCCCCTCTGCTTTCTGGATGGTAACGAAGATTTGATTGATTCCGTCTTGGATGGCTTGCTTTGCACATTCTGGGTCTGATGGGTTTGCTCTGGCCGCTAGGCTCGAAGGAAGGGCATCCAGAAGCGATCTGATTGCTCCGTGCCACTTCGTTATCCATTCTTGAACTTCCCCCATCCGAACTGTGACTCGGCTCACTTCTTCCCATCGAGCGTGCTCCATTTCTGCTTCTGCCACTCGCTTTTTTGCTTCGCCCCATCCTTGAACTGCTGACCGCATAGCTACTGGATTTTTGCTGTTTGCGGCCGTAACTACCAACGAGTAAGCAACTACCTCGGCTTGCTTCGCTCGATTCAATCGTCCAAGCGAGGTTTTCGATTTGTATGACTCGGCATCCAATTCTTTCGATGGCTCGGAGGAGATCGGGGATGGTGTTCGGGCTATCTGTGATTTGCTCACTCGCTTCTGGTTTGCGAGCCTCCATCTTTGAGCGTCTGGTTCGGAGGTGAGCGGCATTCCCCGCTTTACCATTCGAGACAATTGCCCCGCATCGATGCCCCACTTTTCTCGGAGTTCTTTTTGGGTAATCATTAAACATTTTGAAATTGGAGCGTATCGGTCGGATTTGCACCGCCCCCTCTTGGCTGGAAGCCAAGCGTGCCGCTATCAGCACTTGATACGCGTTTGGGATAAGGTTTTGCTAACGATGATATTCTTTCTCTAATTTTGGGGTCAAGTGGCATCAGGTAGCGGTGTTTCCCATTCTTCCAAATCTTTTTGCAATCTGATGGTTTAATACATTTGCCGGACAAGCTTAAATTTTCTGAAACATTTCTTGGATGCCATAGTTTCCCCCTTTTGTCTATATAAAAAAAACATCCTTTTGTTTGTCCACTGTAAATCCAATTCGTCGCCTGATAAATTCCTCCGTGGTGATTCTGGTTTGTGTCTGCGAATGAAACAACAATTTTAAGGCCGGGGTTTGATTTTTTTAGCATTTTTAGGCTGAGTGCCATTATTTTGCTTACTGGTGTTTTGTGATTCGTTAAGGCTATTCTGGTCAATTCACATCCTTCTTGCATTGATAAACCATATGGTTTCACTAGGTCTGGCGTAGCCCCATAACTATAAATTGTAACTCCTATAAATGTGCCATCCTCCCAAGCCCCTATTTTTACTAACTTACTTTTGGGTATGCATTTGCTGTAATGCCAATTTTGGCAGGCATATTTTGCGGCATCGTGAGTGGCCCAATCTAAGCGAAGATTTGGTTTGTTATCTTGTAAATTCATGCTTGCAGTTGGGACAAACTATTGGAGTTTTTTCGTCTAGTTGACCCTGTTCTTCTTCAGTTCCGGGGGCAAAATTTGGGTCTGCCGTTTGTTCCATCATCAAGGCAATCTCATCCATACCGAACCCGGTGATTTCCATATCCAGATCGCCAGTATCGATTTCCTCTAGGATGTCTTTGAGCATCGGCATATCGAACTCTCCGCTCAACTTGTTGAGGGCGATGTTGGCCGCCTTCTCTTTCTGCTCATCCAGATCAACCGCCCAAACATCCACCTCAGTTTTGCCCATCGCCTTATAGACCTTGAGCCTCTGGTGGCCTCCAACCACATTCCCAGTTCGCACATTCCAAGTGATCGGCTGGATGTTTCCGAACTCCGCTAGGCTTTTGGTCAATCGACCCATCGCCTCATCGGAGATTTTTCTAGGATTATATTTTGCCGCCGATATCTCGGAGGTTTTTTTGGTTAATAGACAAGGATATTTCATAGGGTTAAAAAAGTTACGCAAGATTTGGTGATGTAAGTGTTTGACATAAAGATTCTTGGGTCAACTCGCACAAAATAGGCGCGGCGGGAACC